CTTTGTGGTAACCAAATCATTTCAGTTTCAGGGTCTTTCCAAGCCAATTGTTTATATAATTCAGGTAGAAGTTCGATTTGTTCATTATAAAAATCTTCGCCTTCTATCATCAATGAATTAGTGAAATAACCCGAAGCTAAACTCATATAGTTATTAATTCCAGGAGCTACTTCAGTTACGTAGCAGAATGGTTCTTTAGTCATCGGACATGTAATTAAATTGTCTTTCATTTTATTTTATTTTTGTGGTTCAATTTTATTAAGTTTTGGAAGCTCTATTCGTTTAAGAGAGGGTAATTTAAGAGCTACGGCACGAGGAATTTTAGCATCAATTTCATCAAAAATGATCTTCATTTTATCCTTCATAGCATCCCAACTAAATTCCTTTCTATTCTTAAATCCAAGTCTTTTACCCTTTACAGCTGCATCTTTATAGTTTTCAAATACTGTTCTAAATGCATTTCCAACTTCTCCATGATTTGGAGAAAACCACTGTGATTCAGCTAATATCATGTTAGGTACTACTGATGATGGATGTACATTTTTTAATTCACCATTAACCAAATAACTAAATTCAGGATCAAGAAAATCAACATGTCCACTCCAATTAGATGCTATAATTGGTTTATTAATCATACTAAATTCAAGTAATGGTCTTCCGAATCCTTCACCTTTAGTAAGTGAAACCATTGCTTTTACTTTTGGGTGGTTATATAATTCGTTCATTTCACCATCTGAGAATTCTCCATGTAATAAATAAACAGGTGGGATTTTGTTAGAATTTACAGATTTTCGAATACTATCTAATTTCTTAAGTATTTCTCTTCTATCCATATAAGATGAGGCACCACCACTTGTTTTTAGGATAAGAGCAGGTTGATTGGTTTTATTTTTGAATGTTTCATAAAATGCTTTAACTAGTAAAGATACATTCTTACGATCTTCACCAAATTCCCCGTTCATATAGTGTCCACAAAATAGAAAAGCAAATTGTTCTTTAACTGAACTTAAGTCTATATTTTTAACATCTCCGGATGGTATTTGTTTATATACTGATAAATCAGCCCCTTCAAATAGTACTTCCATCTTAGTTGATAATTCAACTTTACCTTCTAGTTGTCCAGTTTGTGGGTTTTGTCTATCGAATTTAGTATTTTTAAATACTGTTTTAGCATGTTCAGATGAAACTAACACTAAATCCATTCTATTACAGCCCTCAATCCAAGAACCATCACATATTGTTGTTTCTATACCAGCTGTAATACCTATATTTACTTTTCCTACTTTTTGGAATTCAGCAGGAATTGTTATCCAAATCATTATATCAGGTTGATATGATAATTGTGGGGTTGTTAAAGAATATTCTTCTAAGAATTTCCATTCAGGATTATCATCTGAAAACCCTTGAGGTGTGTTTCCCCATCTACAAGGAAATATTTTAATATCCCAAGTGTCCTTATAAAGATCAATTAATGCTTTAACAATATCGCGGCTACGACTCCCGTATCCTGAGTATGTTTGTATTGGTGCGTAAATTACACATTTTAATTTGTTCATATAACTTTTATTTCTTATTTAATATACTAATTTGTGTTTGAGAGTCCTCGGTTCATAGTCAGTGTCTCTTAACAATTCATATTTTTCTCTAGGTTTCCAGGTACTAAATAACTCATCAATACTTTCAATGACTCTATTACTCATTTTTTCTGCTGTAAATCCTGCTTCATCACTTGTTGCCCATTCTCTTGCTGCATCACTCATTTCTTTCTTTTCATCTTTAGATTTTTTATACAATTCCATAATTGCTTTAGCTGCATCTTCTGATTGGCATTTATCATCAAAGATGTATGGGGTTGGAATTGAACCTACTAATGAATTATTTGTTGGGAATACTGGAATTGTCCATTTGCCACATTTTTTAAATGTTCCTTTATGATTAGAAGGTACATCTTCATTTGGAGTAAACCAATTGCCTTCTTCATCTTCAAATCTCATTTGATCTTGCATACCTCCAGTTACGTTTGCTATTATTGGAGTTCCTGCTAACATGCTTTCAGTTAATGATAACCCCCAACCTTCATTTGAAGTCAACAAAATAGTACCATCAGCCATATTGTATAACCAATTCATTTGATCTATGGATGCTTTGGATTCATCAATAATAATATTATTTTCTTCACTACATAAGTATTCAATTACGGCTGGTAAATCAGTTCCATTCTCATCTATTGCGTTAGTATGAAGAACAAATAAACATTTCTTTTTCTCGGCTTCTGTAAGTTGATCACTGAACATCTTCCATGCTAAGATGGTATCAGGAATACTTTTTCGTCTAATGTTTCTAGAGTTAAAAAACAACATAAAATCGTATTCTTTACCCTTGGTAATATTATTTTTATATTCTACATACTCTTTAGAACTTAATTCTTCTTCACTTAATGGACGAAAAGATTTATGATTTAAACCATGTGGTATGTATGATATAATTTTATTTTTAGCTTTACTACCTAAAACATTTTTGTTAATAAAAACAGTTTGCTTAGATATACCTAATAAAGCATCACAACTTTCATAAAATTCTTTATTATACATTGGTGCCGGAACACTATCCCATATATTAAGATAAACTATAGGAATTTGTTTTCTAAGCTCATTCTCCATTTGAAATAACCAAACAAAATATCTTGGATCAGTTATAAGCATTATAGCATCAGGTTTATCTAATTTTATAATTGCTCTTAATAATTCAGGATTCCCATAACCATCAGTCGGATACATTATTACACTAGAATCATTGATTCCAGCTAAGTTATTTGTATCTGCAGATAAATCTAATCTTTTACCTTTTTCAGGGTGGGTGATTGCTCCTCCTAATGTTACCCAATCATAGTGATGACATGTATTTACTACTATTTCACGCGCAATGTTAGCCACACCGGAAAATGCGCGAATATCATCGCATATTAGTAATATTTTTTTCCTTTTTTCTTTAGGAATATAACCTACTTTTGTATTCATAAACTTTTATTTTTTTTAATATAAAACTATTTTTTTAAATTTCCAAATTACTATTTGGATATTGTGGTATTATTTATCATCTTTCTGAATTCCTCGTCGTTTACGTATAAATTCATACAAACATCCACTAACTTATTTAGGCTGCTTTTGTATCTTATACTTAAAATTTTAAATTCCTCAAATTGATCAGGATTTACTTTTACACTTGTAAGTTTTTGTTCTGAAGATCTCATATTGTTGTTTATATATACATATATGAGTATTCTAAGAAACTCCTGAAGTGCAAAAATTAGTGTTAAGAAACGAACAAAATCTACACCCCCATTCACTTGGAGTAGGAGTAAATTCTCTTGATTTATAACCACTATTATCAAAGCACCCATTTATAAATAAATCTAATGTACTAACTGCCTTAGTTATCTTCCCTTTACCTGAAGCCGGGATAAACTCTTGTATTCTCTTTTGAGGGAATTCAGATTGTTCAGGCATTTTTCGTTTTAAGATCATAAACTCAACTTCAATTTTATTTATATCAACATTAAACTGAGTAGAAAAAAAATGTTTATACAGCAATAGCTGATTTATTTTATTTTCATCTTTCTTTTGATAATCACCCCAAGACATTTTTGATGTTTTAAAATCATAAATTTTAAATGTTTCCGTAGGTTCATGATACATTACCAAATCAATAAATCCTTTGAATATAACGTTGTTATACTGTTTATTTGGCGTTGTTAATATGGGTATCTCAACTCCTACTAAATGCCATCCTCGTTTACTAAAGTATGATCCTTTTTTTCGCTTAAGAAAATTTAAAATTTCAATTCCATCATCAAAATATTCCCTCATTTCTTCAGGATTACTAAAATGTGTGTTGTTATTTTTTTCGTAAGTTGTTCTATATTCAGTTCTAAAGTTTTCTGCGAAATCTTCCTCTAAATCTAATTGATCTGCTACTACTGTACTTTGGGTGTACATTATAGTAATGTATTTTTGGATAGTATTGTGCATACTTGTTCCAAATATGGAATTTATACTAGCATCAAATAAATAATTTCCTTCCTTATATTTTAATGCCCATTGTTTTGGGCAGTTAGTAAAGGTAGATAATTGACTATATGAAATTGACTTTTGAAAAGCATAATTTATCTCAGGTAATTTATACTTTTGTATAGACTTAACTATTGATGGGGTTTTTTTACCGGCCATCTTGTATTTCTTTTAATGCTCTTTGCATATATAAAATGTCATCTAATTTTTCTTGGATTGAATGTTCTAGCCAATCTTCTAATGATAAATCTTTTCTATCAAGATTCGTTCCATATTTTTTCTCCCCAAATTTAGCTCGCTCAACAAATCTTTCAATAATTGTTTGAACTATAGAGTCGGGGGTAAAATCATCATATTTTACTGACATTCTTCTTTGGTTTTTTAGGTTGAGATTCATTTATCCCCATACTATCTAAAATTTCTTCTACCTCACCTTTAGATAAGAGTTCTAAATATTCAGAAGCCTCTCTATTAGAACATTCATAGTATTTAGATATATTATCTAGCAACTCTGGATCTTGGGGTTTCTTAGTAGATTTACAATATGGAAAATATGTTTTTGTAGCTTTAGGAATTAGGGAGCAATATACTATATATGATTTTTCTTTATCTTGAATATTCAGTTTCTGAACATAGTTAACTATATCTAAATAACCTTGATTCATTGAAAGAAATTTATTAATCATGAAGATATTATATGTCTTTTTATCTTCCTCAGAAAAGTCATTCCAATTTTTCTTAAAACTGATTATTTGTTTTATCCAGTCAAATAATGATAATGAACTACTTTGTTGGATCTTCTTTTTCATACAAATCTATAAATTCTTGTTGCAATTCTTTAGGTAATAATTCTATTAATACTTTTCCAGTTTTGATATCATAGAAGCAAGGGATCGGGACAATAGCGTCGTCCGAAGTACCTGCTACGAATTTAGATAATTTTTTTAACACTACTCCTTCTGTAAACACACAATTTCCTTCAGGTGAAAATACAGTTGTTGCTAATTTAATGTCGATTTTTGGTTGGTTTACTTGTGATGGTCCGTTCATTTTATATAATTTGTTTTTGTTTAATTGTTTCTAATATGCGAGATATACATCCTACAATGTTGATTTCTTTGTCTAAGACAAATGATGAATGATACATATATTCTTCAAGAATTATTGTTATCATACCTTCTCTATTAAGAGCGTATTTTTCAATCTGCTCATATAAAAACCGATAAACGTCTTCATATGAAGATAAATCAGCGTCTGCCAATAGTTGTCTAATGTTTTTAAAACTGTTGTATGTGGGTTTTATGAGCTCGTTTAGTACGTTGTTTAAATAAGCATCGTTTGAATTTAGTTCTTTTACATTAAGTACGAGCTTTCCATCGCTGCTATATTTTTGGAAGGCATTGATGGTTTTTCTGAGGTCGGGATAATACTTTTTAATGATAATAACTAAATCTTCCTTTTCGTACTGAATATTTTCTTCGGTAAGAATGCTGTCCATAAAAAACGCGATGTCTTTCTTAGATGGAGCTACTAAATCAAATTCAGTACATCTACTTCTTAATGGATCTATTAACCTTTCAGCATAATTACCTGTTAAAATAAATCTAACATTGAAACTATAAGTTTCCATCATATTGAGTAATAATACTTGTGATGCTTGAAGTAAATGAGTAGCTTCATCTAAAATGATTATCTTTAATGGTTTGAATGTTGCCGATGAAGCGAATGAACCTACTTTATCTTTAATATCATCCATGCTTCTATGTTCAGTAGCATTCAAATAAATATAATCACAATCAATATTATTTACTAATATCTTAGCTAATGTGGTTTTTCCAGAACCCGGTTTTCCAGCAAATAGAAGATGAGGAATTTGTTGTGTGTCAATATATTCCTTAAATTTTAACTTGTGTTCTTCAGAACATATAAAAGTATCTAAAGTATCAGGACGGAACTTCTCTCCCCATAAAAAATGGTCTTTTTTCATAACTTTTTATTTAATATAAGATAAGTAGAGGAGTTGGTAAAACCAACCCCTCATATTTATTTTTAATAAAACTGTTGTGGGTCAACAGCTGTATTCTTTTCTTCAGGAACATCTATAATAGCTCCTTCAGTTAATAATACAATACCAGCTACTGAAGCTGCATTTTCTAATGCACATCTTACTACTTTAGCAGGATCGATAATGCCTTTATCTTTCATATTTACATACTTATCATTTTTTAAATCATAACCTCCCCAAACTAACTTATCAGGTAAACTAGTCATAATTTTATAAATACTTTCGTCACTATGTCCGGCATTTGATAATATTTTTTTAAATGGAGCTGAACATGCTTCGTATACTATTTGAGATCCTATACTTTTACCAGTAATACTTTTACGTGCCTTAATTAAAGCAATACCTCCTCC